GAAAGATTCTGATGGAGATCGTTGGTATTCTGATGAGTATGGTGATAGATCATATATGTGGGAGTATCTATCTTGATGGACTTAGATGGGCAAATTAGACTAGGGCATTTGCTCCTAAATGATAGGAAGTGTAGAACTTGCGGTGAATTAAAAAACTTGATTGAGGGGTTTTATAGGACTAGAAAAAACAGAGGACCTGTGCCTTCTTCGTATTCTTATGAATGTAAAGAGTGTACAATTAAACGAATTGTCAGTGAAAGGAAAAAGAAAGATCCTTTTTCAGACTGGTCCTACCCTGATTGGTAGGTGTTCATGCATCGTTTCCCCACCTAAAAAGTCAATTTTAATAAATATTTTCAGACAAACTGAAGTATCAGGAGAAAAACATGGCGACTCCTCAATTATCTCCAGGCGTACTCGTCAGAGAAGTTGATTTAACTGTAGGGAGAGCTGATAATGTTTTAGATAATATTGGAGCAATTGCGGGTCCTTTCTCAATTGGTCCAGTTGACGATCCAATTGACATCACCACAGAACAAGAACTCATCAACGTATTTGGCAAGCCACTCTCTACGGATGGTCAATACGAGTATTGGATGAGTGCATCATCATTCCTTTCATATGGTGGTGTTCTTAAGGTTGTAAGAACAGACGGAACAACCTTAAACAACGCAAATGCTGGTGTAGGTTTTGCATATACAACCACACTGAAGATTAAGAATTTTGATGATTATCAAGCAAATTATGCTGATGACATCGCAGATTATGTTTTTGCTGCAAAAAATCCAGGTTCTTGGGCAAATAAACTCAAGATCTGCATGATTGATGATAAAGCAGATCAAACTCTCGGAATAACAACCACCAACCCTGGTGCTGCTGGTGCAGTCATCGGATATGGTGTTACAACTCCTTTAGTAAATGCTGTTATTCCTGGTGTTGGTTCAACCACAGGATTTAACGGATACATCAAGGGTATCATTACTGGTGTTTCCACTGCTTCAACAACTGGCACCAGCAGCGTTGACGTTAAGATTCTTTCAAGAGTTTCTACCGCAGCAACGGACAACGGAACTGAGTATCCAATTTCTTATGCTCAGGGAAATGCAAATGCTTCTTTCCTGGCATCTGATACAATTACTTTCTATGATAATTCCGGAATCTCGACAGGTAATGGAACTGTTTCTGCAGTTACAACCGTAGCAGATTGGTATGATTCACAAACTCTGAATCTTACAAATACTACGATTTTCTGGAGTTCAATTGCACCTAAGCCAATCAGCAACGGATACGTTCTTGATAGACAAGGCAAGAATGATGCTCTGCACGTAGTTATTGTTGATGACACTGGTTCGGTAACAGGAATTCAGGGTAATCTGTTAGAGAAGCATCTCAATCTTTCTAAGGCAACTGATACCGTTTCTGCAGTTAATGCTCCTCAAAAGATTTTCTGGAAAGATTATCTGGCACTCTTCTCATCTTATGTTTATGTTGGAGATAATCCTTCAGTAGGAAATGACACTTATAATAATACAACTCCACTTGCAACCGGATTCTCTTCTGGATTTACAAAGATAACTCAAGGTGCTGGTCAGTGGAACCAACTTGCCCAAGGAGTTACATACAGTGCATTGGGTAACGTAACCTATGCTTTAGGTGGTGGTGTTGATTATTCCGCATCTAACGGAATGACTGCAACTCTGGGTAATCTCTTCACATCATACAATCTCTTCTCCAACAAAGATGAAATTGCTGTTGATTACCTGATCATGGGTCCTGGACTTGGCAGTAAGTTTGAGTCTCAGGCAAAGGCAAATCAACTCATCTCGATCGCAAACAATAGAAAGGATTGTATTGCTGTTATTTCTCCACACAAAGCAGATCTGCTTCAGGGAGATGGTGGTCCTATCACCAATACAGATACTCAAACAAACAACGTAATTCAGTTCTTCAGTTCACTTTCATCTTCATCTTATGCAATCTTTGATAGTGGATATAAGTACACTTACGATAGATTCAATAACAAATTCCGTTATATCCCATGCAACCCTGATGTTGCTGGTCTGTGTGTAAGAACTTCAATCTTTGCTTTCCCTTGGTTCTCACCTGCAGGACAACAAAGAGGAATTCTGAATAATGCAATCAAACTTGCATACAATCCTAATAAGGCTCAGAGAGATCAACTGTATCCTCAAAGAGTTAATGCAATTGTGAATCAACCAGGAACTGGTATTCTTCTCTTTGGTGATAAGACTGCTCTTGGTTATGCTTCTGCCTTCGATAGAATCAATGTTCGCAGACTGTTCCTCACGGTTGAGCAAGCACTTCAGAAGTCCGCAGAAGCACAACTCTTTGAACTGAATGATCAGATCACAAGAGCAAACTTCGTTAATATTGTTGAACCATATCTCCGTGACATTCAGGCAAAACGAGGACTCTATGGATTCCTTGTTATCTGTGATGAAACGAATAACACTCCTGATGTAATTGATAATAATGAGTTCAGAGCTGATATCTTCCTGAAACCAGCTAAGTCTATCAACTACGTCACACTTACCTTCGTTGCCACCAGAACTGGTGTAAGTTTCGAAGAAGTTGCTGGTAGAGTTTGATTTTAGATTATAAATCACTAAAGGAGGAACCTAAAAATGGCACAAATTCCAACAAGAGGCATTTCACAATTTAAATCAAAACTGATTGGTGGTGGTGCTCGTCCTAATCTTTTTGAGGTTGACGTTACCTTTCCCGCAGGAGTAAATCTTGGAGTTCAGGGTGATGGTACTGGGCAGTTTGACAAAGAGAACTTCCGTTTTCTTTGCAAGGCAGCTGCCCTGCCAGCATCAAACGTTGCTCCAATCGAAGTTCCTTTTAGAGGTCGTACTCTGAAAGTTGCTGGAGACAGAACATTTGATGTTTGGACTGTAACCATTATTAACGACGAAAACTTCTCACACAGAAGAGCATTTGAAGCTTGGATGCAGAACGTTGCTCAGTATGGAGATCACTCTGGTCTGAACAATCCAACAGATTACATGGGCAATGCCATTGTTTACCAACTTGGCAGAAGCGCATCGAATACTCAGGGTAACAACACAACTGGGGAAGACGCAAACATTCTGGCACAATATCGTTTCATCGATATTTTCCCAACTGCTGTTTCTCAGATTGATCTTTCATATGACACTTCAGACACAATTGAAGAGTTTACTGTTGATTTCCAAGTTCAATACTACTTCCCAGAAGCACCAGGAACTGGAGCATAATAAATAGATCATACGTAGATAAGAACTTTAATAATGGCAAAGTTATTTGGATTCTCTATTGAGGATACTGAACCACTTTCTCCGAATGCAGTCTCCCCCGTCCCACCTAACAATGAGGACGGGGTTGACCACTATCTGAGTAGTGGTTTTTTTGGTTCATATGTTGATATTGAAGGCATCTATAGAACTGAATTTGACCTGATTAAAAGATATCGGGAAATGGCACTTCACCCAGAATGTGATAGTGCCATTGAAGATATCGTAAATGAAGCAATCGTATCTGATACGAATGATAGTCCTGTTCAGATTGACTTGGATAATCTGAATGCAAGTGACGGTATCAAGAAAAAAATCAGAGAAGAATTTAAGTACATCTTAGAACTTTTAGATTTCGATAAGAAGGCACACGAAATCTATAGAAACTGGTATGTAGACGGAAGAATCTACTATCACAAAATTATCGACCTCAAGAATCCTCATGAAGGTATTCAAGAATTAAGATACATTGACGCAATGAAAATGCGTTATGTGAGACAAGATAAGAAGAAAAAGAAAGATCAATATAGACTCGCAAATTCTAATACTGATAATCCGATGAATTATGAGTTCCCTGAAATCGAAGAGTACTTTATTTACAGTCCAAAAACTGCTTATCCTACTTTAAACCCAACTTCAACAAGTCAATCCAACGGCATCAAAATGTCGAAGGATTCGATCACTTATTGTACATCAGGTCTTGTAGATAGAAACAAGGGATCAACTCTTTCATATCTTCACAAAGCAATCAAGGCTCTCAATCAACTTCGCATGATTGAGGACTCACTAGTTATCTACCGTTTGTCTCGTGCTCCCGAAAGAAGAATTTTCTACATTGATGTGGGCAATCTTCCTAAGGTCAAAGCAGAGCAATATCTCCGTGATGTTATGATGCGTTATCGTAACAAGTTAGTATATGATGCTAATACCGGAGAGATTCGTGATGATAAAAAGTATATGAGTATGCTTGAGGACTTCTGGCTTCCTCGTCGTGAAGGTGGTAGAGGAACTGAAATCTCTACTCTTCCTGGTGGTCAGAACCTTGGAGAAATTACTGATATTAAGTACTTCCAAGAAAAACTCTATCGTTCTTTGAATGTTCCATCATCAAGAGTTGGTGGGCAGGAAGGATTTAACCTTGGACGTTCATCAGAAATCTTAAGAGATGAACTTAAGTTTAGCAAGTTCGTCGGTCGTTTGAGAAAGAGATTCTCAAATATGTTTAGTGATATGCTGAAGACTCAACTGATTCTTAAGAATATCATTACTCCAGAAGACTGGGAGATTATGAATGAGCATATTCAATATGATTTCCTTTATGACAACCACTTCTCAGAACTTAAGGATGCTGAGTTATTGAATGAAAGACTTTCGTTAGCAGCAACTGCAGCACCTTATGTTGGTAAGTATTATTCTCAAGATTATGTAAGACGTAAGATTCTTCGTCAAACTGATCAAGAAATTGTTGAACAGGATGCTATTATCAAGAAAGAAATTGAAGATGGAGTAATTCCAGATCCATCTAAGATGCCAATTGATCCTATGACGGGACAACCTATTCCTATGGTTGCTGATCCTGCTGGAATGAATTTAGGGCAACCAGTTATGGAACCAGACTTAGAACCCCAAGCAAAAGCAGTTGAAATTCCTAAGGGTGGGGAAATTTAATAAATAACAACGATTATAAATTTCAAAACTATGGATGAATTAATGGATATGATTGTTACTGATGAGAGTCCTTCTCAAATCAGTGACAAAATCAAAGATCTTCTTTTTGCTAAGGCATCAGAGAGAGTTGATGCTTTTAAACCCGAAGTTGCTAACTCACTCTTCGGTGAAGATGAAACTGAGGAAGAATACGAAGAGGAAGAGTGATAAATGTCAGATGACCTATCTTCTTTCTTTAATATAATATCTGAGGGCAAAAAGAAACAAGAAGATGAATTTAATTCTCTTCTTGGGGAAAACTTTTTTGGTGAAAATTTTTTAGAAAATTTATTAGAATCTGCTAAACCAAAAAAGGAAAAACCAG